GAACCTTTCCTAAGCGGAATACGTGAGCAAAAAGAACTGTTAACGCATTATGTAGAGTCTGGGCAAGCATCCAACATGACCATACATTATACCACTAATGCCACAATTCTGCCTGGTCAGGAATGGTGGGATTTATGGAGTTATTTTAAAGAAGTTGAAATACAACTGAGCATTGATGGCATTGGTTCAAGATATGAATATATCAGATTTCCGGGCAATTGGGAACAAGTGTCAACTAATATTGCCGAATATATTCGGCGTCAATCACAGGTTCGGCTAAGTGTTAGTCACACTGTTAGTGCATACAACATCTATTATCTTGACGAATTCTTTTCTTGGTGTTATAATCAAAAGTTGCCAAAACCCTGGCTTGGCAAAGTAAATACGCCTGCTCACATGAGACCGACAGTGTGGTCAAATGACGCTAAACAATTTATTATTGGGCATTTACAATCAAGTACAAATCAAGATGTTCAAAATTGGGCCAACTTGTTAATTAATACCGACGACAGCAACATGTTTAACACTTTTAAACAACGTTGTCAGGAACACGACCAATACAGAAAATTAGATTTTAAAAATGTATTTCCCGAACTAGCACCTTACATATGAAACAAGCAACAATTATACTCCGAGATGAAGTCAATATCAAAATTGAAGGGCTAGATCTTGATGTACGCAAGGCTTTGGTTAATGCGTTCAAATACGAAAACCCTACAGCACGTTACATGCCTGCAGTACGCCTGGGCAGGTGGGACGGCAAGATAGCATACTTTCAACTGGGAGGCAGCACTTACACAAATCTGTTGCCTGAGATCATTCCTATACTTGAAAAGTTTGACTATGATATCGAGCTGGATGATCAGCGCACTTATTCAAATGTGTTTGAGTTTGATACTATGTCCGAGACCACGTTCTCCAACATAATGTGGCCCAAAGGACATCCAATGGTAGGGCAGCCAATTGAACTGCGCGACTATCAAGTGGACATTATCAACAAATTTTTGTCCAACCCACAGTGCATCCAAGAAGTGGCCACAGGTGCAGGCAAAACAATCATGACAGCTAGCCTGAGTTGGAATATACAAAAGTACGGACGCAGCATTGTGATTGTGCCTAACAAGAGTCTAGTTACACAAACTGAAAAAGACTATATCAACCTTGGACTGGATGTGGGAGTTTACTTTGGTGATCGAAAAGACTATAATCGTACACACACAATCTGCACATGGCAAAGTCTCAACAATCTACTAAAAGACACAAAATCTGGCACTGCTGACTTTACGATACAGGACTTCTTGGAGGATGTTGTGTGCGTCATGGTAGACGAAGTGCACATGGCCAAGGCAGATGCTCTGAAAACATTGCTGACAGGGGTAATGGCGCATATTCCTATACGTTGGGGCTTGACCGGAACTGTGCCAAAAGAAAAGTTTGAAAGCCAGGCATTGCTAGTAGGACTGGGTCCTGTGATTGGACGACTCAGCGCTAACGAATTGCAACAACAAGGTGTGTTGGCACAGTGTCATGTGAACATTGTACAACTGATAGACCACGTGGAGTACAAAGATTACCAAAGTGAACTCAAGTACTTGCTGGAAGAGTCGGGCAGACTAGATACAATTGCTGCACTGATTGCACGAGTAAACGACACAGGCAATACATTGGTACTGGTAGATCGTGTGGCAGCAGGACAAGCCATTGTAGAGCGTCTGGGAGACATTGCAGTGTTTGTGTCAGGCGCGACCAAAGGAACAAAAAGGCAGGAAGAATATGATGAAATTGCAACAAGTACTGGTAAGATTATTGTGGCGACTTATGGCGTGGCCGCTGTGGGCATTAATATTCCTAGGATCTTTAATCTGGTTCTGCTGGAGCCCGGAAAGAGCTTTGTTAGGGTTATCCAGTCTATTGGACGTGGTATTAGAAAAGCAGAAGACAAAGACCACGTCGAAATCTGGGATGTAACATCAACTTGTAAGTTTGCCAAGCGGCATTTGACCAAGCGCAAACAGTTTTACAAAGAAGCCAATTATCCGTTTACTGCTGAAAAATTAGACTGGATGAAGTTGGCTTGAGCACAGACTTTTTCAAAGATGATGGTGTGTTCTTGCCCATGCTTAACGACACTGCTCGCAATGAATTTTACAGTGCAGCACTGAAGATTGCAGCACCGGGCAAGATAGTTTGCGACATTGGTGCTGGCACAGGATTTTTGACTGTGATGGCACTGCAGTCAGGTGCTGAACACGTGATTGCTGTTGAAAAAAATCCTGAAAGGTTTGAATACCTCAAGACCAACTTAGCACATGTGGGATGCATGGATCAAGTAACTTTGATCTGTGCAGATTTTCTTGATTGCGATATTAGCGCTGATGTGTATGTGTCAGAAACCATCAACACACAGATACTTGGCGAAGACATGGTTAGATTAAGTAATCATGCACTGCGCCATGGCGGAGAGTTTATCCCTGGCAAGATTGAAATCTGGGCAGAGGTGTATCGTAACCATCCTGTGTTTACACTAGACTTAACAGGCAGTGAGGCAGTTGATTATGATCCTATTGTAAATGTAAACTCAGCATTTGTAAATGCTGTTAACTCGCAATTCAGCAGTCAGTACAGTTTACAAGATACTGTGTTCCGCGCTAACAATTTGAATCGATTGTTTACTATGTTGGATCAGTTTACTGATATCAAGTTAGAAAAACTCTACCACGGCATGCCTATCGTGCTTGATCTTGGTTGCCATCAGGTTGAAGACAACACTGTGCTGACCATTCCTAACAATTTCAAACAACATGATTGGGCAATGTTGGTACTCAAATGGAAGATGTCATATCATGATCAAGTACTTGACAGCAATCGCTGTTGGTTTGGTAATGTGGCCAAACAACTTCGACAAGATTATGCAACAGCTGATCAAATTGAAATCCGTTACAGTTCTGCTATCAAAAACTGGCAGTTAAAATATTAACAAAACATTGACATATCGTCAATAATCTTATATAATAGAAACATGCGAATACTAACACTTGACAACACACACTACGATCTCGACCAACTGCCCGAAGAAGTTGACGACATGAGATTTGCTATACTGGACAACAGCGATCCCAAAGACCCGGACTATCATTTTATTCCACTGATCTTTTTAGAAAGCTTCAATTCTCCAGCACTGGTATTGCGGATAGGCAACGCCACAATCAAGATGCCCATGGACTGGCAAGTGTTGATTGGCGAACCTGATGTGGGTGATCTTGAAGTGCTGCCGTTGACCAGTATTAATGATCGCGGATTCCGAGTGTTCCAGTTTAATCCGCGCAGCAGCTACAGGCCTAGCTTCCCTGACATTGAAATCTTGGATGTGTATCATGAAGTATCTTGGTATGCTCCTAAACTCAAAAACGGACAGATGTTGGCGGTGCCACTAACTGACGACCCTGAACCGGATTGCGTTTACTTTGTGAAAGATGTCAGTCGAAATTGCGAGATTGTAGACTACAATAAAGCATGGTAAATCATGGACAAAAATTCTCAACCACCGTCAACAGGTAGTCTTACACCGGGTGTAGGAATGATTTACGAACGAGTAAACGGTATTGTGTTTGCTCGTGAATTAGGTGCTGAGCCGTCTACTCGAAAAGAAATTGGCTGGGACTATGATTCAAGAACAAGTGATGGCAGACCGTTGCGAGATCATATGCAAAACACCCAGCTCTGGAACAATATTCACCGTGCTGCAAAAACCAATGCTGCATTGCAAGAAGCCCTGGACCAGGTTATGGTAATTTACAATCTGAGCAACACTGATGAGCGATAAACTAAAAATTGCCAACGAAATGCGTATGTTTGACCGTAAGGTCAGAACATTCTATGACGACCTTACTGCAGAAGAAAAGAAAAAGTTTTCCAACTATCTTATGATTCGTTGGGGCAGTGCAGTAGAAGGTTCTAGAGATCTGCAGGAGTTTTATGTTATTGCTTGCAACGAACGTTTCAACAAGCATTTCTTTAACATAAGCAAGCATCCCAAACTACAATGGTTGCTGGCCACAACTGTGAGTCCAGATTTAGGCACGCCACGTCATCCTTGGATTGCGCCCAAGAAAAAAGAAGCAGGACTCAGTGCCAAACGCAAGGCCCTGATGGAAATATACCCACACTACAAAGATGACGATATTGATGTCATGGCGCGAATAACAACACAAAAAGAAATTGACGCTTACAATCGTGCTGCCGGCAAAGACAAAAAATGATTGCGCAAGTAGTAGTCAATGGATGTAGCTATATGGAAACATATGCTTTAGGCAACGGCCATATTGATCTAGCACAGCGTATAGGAATTGAAAAAAATCTAGGAACTCCTATAGCAGCCAGTTTGGCAATTGGCGGCAGCGCAAATTCAAGAATCTTACGAACTACTCAAAAACACAGCCAAAACACACAGCACTCTACGCTATATGTGTTGGGTATGACTTTTGTGAGTCGATTAGAAATACCCATACTCACAGACACAGACCAATTTGAAGGACGTTGGGCCAACCCGCAGAATCAAGATTTCCAAAGCAGATGGGTTGCGTACTGGAAAAGTGTTGACTCAAAAAGATTTGTTGAGCTAAAGCTAAAATGGGAAGCAGAAAGTATTTTAGATCGCACAGAAGATCTAATGTATCACATGCTGGCAGTGATAAGTGACATTCGTAGTCGAGGCCATCGAGTGTTGATGTTTCAGCAAGCAGATAATTTGTATCAAGAGCTGCTGGATCATCCTCGATTGCAGCATTTCAAACAGGTTCCTTACATCATTGACAGATTCAATTGGCGTGCAGTTGCTTATCAACACAGTTTGGATGTAACGCCTACTGTATACGATCCTGGCACACCCTATGTACCGCCTGAC